TGATCAAGGCGGTCTTCACAGACGCCAACACCACCACCTTTACGACGAACGGCACGCCTTCCGGCGCGTCCACCGTGAACTGGTCGTTCCTTCATATCGAGAACATCCGAGATTATATGTTCGACACTCTCCAGGTTCCCCCGCTTGAGGGTGGTGACTACCTGGCTATTGTCCGCACTCTCGGACTGCGTGGCATCAAGCGCGACGACAACTGGGAAGAGTGGCACAAGTACACTGATCCCCAGGCGAAGTTCAACGGCGAGGTTGGCCGGATCGAAAGCATTCGGTTCATCGAGACCAACCATGCTCGCGCCTTCGGAAAGATCGGAACCGGCTCGGTGCTTGGCGAAGGTGTTGTGTTCGGCGACGAAGGTGTTGCTATCGCCGAGGCGATGACCCCTGAGCTGAGGGCTGCCATTCCGGGTGACTTTGGTCGCTCGCGTGCGGTTGCGTGGTATGGCATTCTGGCATTCGAGCCGATCTGGGACACTGGCAACGCCGGTGAGGCCAAGATCGTCCACGTGACCAGTGGCTGATAAGGAGTAGAAATGTACGACCATCAGAGAGATGTCCCGCTTCTTCTTGCGGGCGCGGCAGCTACGGATGCCGATATTGCACTGGGGACGGCTGCGGTTGTGGCCGTGGCCTATGCAGGTCTTCAGCCGTTCAAGGTCACCGACCTAACGGCGCAGGTCGTAACGACCTTCGATACGGCAGACACTGTCCTGACCGTCACTCGTCGGCCGACGCCTGGATCTGGCACAGGTGCCGTGACTATCGGCACTCTGACCATTCCGAATGCCGCAGCGGCTCCGAATGTCTACTACAAGGAGTTCGATCCGGTTACGATCTCGCCCGGTGAGGAGATCGTGATTTCCACTGACGGTGGGACCACGAACGGCACCGCCATTCTCAGATTGGGTAGTCGACCCGCCTGGGAACATCCGAGCAATAACTCCAAACTGATCGCGAGTGCGTAATGCCATTCGATCTCCAGGTACACAGGACCTCCAAGGAAACGGGAGAGATCACATCGGTCTCCCCCTATATCCTCCTCATGGGGAGGGATGGCTCGATCTATGTGCGGGATGGCCGCTTCTGGTATGATAACGGCGACGAGTGCCTCGCCGAGGACCTGCCGGAATGGGTCAATGAGGCGGTTGCCAAGCTAGGCAATGCCTGCCGCGCCGAGGTCGGCCTCCCGCTCCGCGATGAAACGCCAACAAGGGTGGTGAGCCGTGGCAGGACGCGCGGGCAATCCTCAGCCTCCGAATAGTAACCACGACGTCACTGAGACGTCTGGCTATGAATTTGAGGAAAAGATCCCATTTAGGACGAGCAACGGCTTCGGCGGTACGCAGACCAAGCTGCCGAAGGGCCATCTCGCGCGGCGCGATACGCCGCCAGTTGCAAAGCAGATGAGCAGCGGCAAACGCCGCTAAGGCGGTTGCTATGCCATTTGAGAATACTAAGGCGTTGAAGGAGGATGTCCTTCAAAGGGGTTCAGAGAGCCCTACATCCTCTCCCTACAACGATCAAGTCATCAGATATCTCAACAGAGTCTATCGAACTCTGTGCTCTGGTGCGTCTGAGTTCCTCCCTGAGTACGTCGACGACTGGTGGTGGATGCGCGCTAGAGGCATCCTCACCCTTGTTCCTATGCGTGAAGGGAGCATCGCCGTCACGCAGAACGATACGGCAGTTACATTTGGCGCCGCTATCGCGGACAGCGTGGCTGGCTATAAGCTCAGGGTGGTTAATCATCCCGAGGTCTTTACGATAGCTACTCATACTGCTGGCGCCACGGCTGCAACCCTCGACAGTCCCTTCACCGGCCAGACAAATTCCGCCGCCGCGTATAAGCTGATGAAGACTTCGTACTCACTCGATGCGGCGGTCAACAGCCTTATGAGCCCCATGACTGGATATCGGGGCATCTCCAAGATTGTCGGCATCACGCCTGAGCGGATGGATGACCAGTATCCGTTGGTCAATCTGATGGCAGGCGTCCCCAGTGCATTCAGCCTGGAGTCTGACTCAACTGTTAGGTTTTCACATGGCGGTCTGACGAATGGGGAATCTATGCGGGTAGAGTATGGCTATCGACCGGCAGTGAGTGACCTGACAGACAGCACATCGAGCACCCCAATAGTTCCATTGCAATGGCGCCATTTGCTGAGCGACATGGCTCTGACCTATCTACTGTTGGATAAGAATGATGACAGATCAAACGCAATAGCGCTGAGTGCTCGTACTGGGCTGGCTGCTATGCTGAAAGAGAATAGACGCCGACTGACTAAGATTGGTGGATCGTACACAGGTATGATCTTCCCGCGTCAGTCTGCAGCGAGCAATGGTAGGTTGGATCTGCTTCGTACTGAGTCCGGCCTCATAATTGGTGGCCCATAAAGGCTTGATCAAATTTTGATCAATGTTTACTAGCGATGACATTCAGAGGTCCCGCAATCACGCTGCCCATTGGGCTGCAGGGCTTTAGTGGCTCAAGGAACCCAAGCAAGCTGGGGCCTGGACACTTTGGCTACGTGGATGGCGTGGACATAGATGGCGAAGTCATCACTAAGGAGAATGGCGCCGAGCTCTATACCGACACACCACTGGCGGGCAACGTCATTGCAGGGATTAACTGGAGCCCAGTTCCTGGAACCCTGAACGACATTGTCGTAACGACTGAGGACAAGGTCCGAAAAGATACGGGCGATGGTACGTTCTCGGTCGACATGGGGGCCTTCACAGCTCCCGCCATATATCCTCCATTCTTTGTGCGCGCCGGTGGCGAGGACGTTGGCGAAGCACGCAAGCTGTTCATTTATAGTGACAGCAATCAGGTCCAGGTCATCGAAGGAACTGGCGCGACCATTACAGATATCAGTACTCCCCCCGCAGACTGGGCATCCAGTTTTCCAATCTTTGGCGTATCACATAGATCGCGCATATTCGCTGGCGGTAATTCGAGTGATCCGCATCGCATCTACTATAGCACCGTAACAGATCACCAAGATTTTACAGGGACTGGCTCTGGAAACCTGCCGGTGTATCCTGCTGAGGGTGAACAGCTCATCGGTGGGATCAGCTACAAAGGCATCTTAATTCTCTTTAAGTATCCGCGTGGCATCTATTTGGTCAACACAATCGACGCTGACATTACGAACTGGCGCGTCGATAAACTGACTGATGCGGTTGGCGCTGTGAGTCCATGGACCATAGTCCAGATTGGCAACGACGTCTTGTATCTGATGAACGATGGAACGTTCCATCTGTTGAGCGCAACGCAAGATTTCGGCGATATCAACACTAGCAATATCAGCCACGATCCTAACTACGTCGACGTATTCATGCGCGCCAACGTGGCGCTGGCCAGTCTGAAGAAGGCCATGGGCGCCTGGTATGCCGCGCGCAGCAAGGCTTGGTTCATGGTCCCAGCCATTGGCACAACCGAGAATAATCTTCGCATCGCCATAGATTTCAACAATCCCCAGGCCGGGCCTCGCTATTACCTAAGCCGCCGCGATGTGGGTCTGGCCCTCTGGATGAAGCCTGGCGCCACGACCGTTGATCAGCCTGTCCTGAGTGATAGCGATGGTCAGGTCTGGCTCATGGATCGTGATGGGGTTCTCAATAAGGATGGTGACGCATACAGTATGCGCTTCGAGTCCTCAGAGAACGACTTCAGCTTTGCGGATACTAATCTGGGAGCCAAGACTAAGAATGGCCAATACATTGAGGTGACGGCTGACGTTCAGAGAGAGTCCACAATCACTATCGTCCCATACTGGGACGGAAACCCCACAGATCCGATCATCATGGATCTTGCTGCAGAGGGTGCGGCCCTTGACGAATTCCAGCTTGATGTCGATGAACTGGGAACTGCAGGCACTGTCATCGTGCGCCGTCCATTGACGGGCCAAGGTCGCCGTCTTAAACTCCTGTTCCAGAATAACATCGCAGATAGTGAGGTTCGGATCGGAGAGATCCGAGTTGGCTACACTATCGCGGACGAAAGGGTTTCGGTGCTACAATGACATTAGCCTGTCCGCAGTGTGTGAGAAAGCTGCCAACTGGCCTGATCGTTGAGATCAAGTGTAAGGGCTGCGGCAAGACCATAGCCATAGGTGAGGGACGCTCCATGAAGCGAACCCCACAGTACACTGAGATTAAGATGATCTTCCCTGATGGCCTGAAAGCTGTTACGCACATATGTAAGGGATGCGCCGCAACTGTCGATGAGGATCGCGAGCGGCTGCTCGAAATGTACAACGCGGATGTTGATCTCCTGGCGGCTGAGGTCCCCAGGCTCATCGGGCTAAAGAGAGATGCGAAAGATGGTCTTCCGCGTCTGCTTGAGATGATGGTTGGAATGAATGGCATCCCATGACAGCACTGACGCCACACACAGTCCGTGCAATGGGCACCATTCTCACGGCTGTTATCTACAATGCTGATCACATAAATCATTATCTCAACGCCTTGGCGTTGGATAATAACTTTGGCAATTTTTACACGAAGGCCGAGGCCAATGCTCAGTTTCAGCCAATTGCTGAGTCTGGCTCTATCTTTCGGCGCCGGATGGTTCTTGGCGTCGATGGTGAACAGGGTGAACAGGGACCGCCAGGCCCGAAAGGCAGTCGCGGCGTTCCAGGACCTGCGGGTCCGACCGGACCGACCGGACCGACAGGCCTAACTGGCCCTCGTGGTCGCGCCGTCGTAGTCTCACCCATCGAGGGAGCTGAAGGCGCTCAGGGCTTTCCAGGTCCTCGTGGATCAAGAGGGCAGGTTGGCGCACCTGGACCGACAGGTGCGACCGGACCTGCATCGAGCAAGTCCTTTATCGTTGCTGCATCTGATGAGACCACAGCGCTGACCACTGGCACCGCCAAGGTCACATTTCGAATGCCGTTTGCCATGACCCTGACTGCGGTCAGGGCAACGCTTAGCACGACGCAGACCTCTGGCAACATTCTTACCATAGATATTAATGAGGCCGGCTCTACAATTCTGTCAACCAAACTGACCATCGACAATGGTGAGGAGACATCTACCACGGCCGCGACGCCGGCTGTTATTTCCGACAGCGCGCTGGCCGACGATGCCGAGATTACCATCGATATAGATCAGGTCGGCGACGGCACGGCGAAGGGTCTCAAGGTTGTGCTGATTGGAACTTAGCGTTATGACAAACCTAGTCATCAATCCATTTCTGGTAATTCCCCCACCGGAGGTGCTTGAGCTTACGCAGGTCCTTTCAGCGGCCTCAGCAACCGCATCCATCACACAGCCAGTTGGAATTCAGGCTGGCGATTTAATTATCTTTGCCAATCTTGCCACCAATTCTCCGCCCCCTGCTGCATCTGTTCCGTCTGGATATACTCAGCTTCTCACTATCAGTAACTCAGCATCTCGCGTCGTTCTCAGCTATAAGATCGCCGACGGAACAGAGGGGGGAAACAACGTCACTGGAATGACTACCCCGGGTGGCGTTCGCGGCGGAATTGTCGTATATCGTCCGAATAGGTCCATAGTGAGCGTCAGTGGCAGCGATCCGGCCCTTGAGATTACGAGCGGCAATCCAGTTAGTCAAACCGTCAATGCATCCGTCGCCATTCCCCCAGTCATTATTATCGGTCTGTATTGGGCGCTATCTGGGGCGATCGATCCGAGAACGATGAGCCCAGCTAAAGATGGCGAAGTCAACGCTGGGACCACCTTCTATCTTGCGTGGAAGCTTTATGCCAGTAGTCCGCAAGATACCAGTGTCGATATGGATGATGAGGGTTTTTCAAATATCGTCTTTAGCGCTTATGTAGAGGTTACCTAGCCCAGGTAGAACCATAGGAGACTTAAATGCCCGGAACAGTCAAACGTATTGGTCCCGTTGCTCTCACGACAACTATGACCACCGACATTTACAACAACACGTCGGCGTTGATCTTTGATGTGCTGAAGCACATCCATATCGCGAATAAGAGCGGCGCGGCTGCGACGTTCAGTCTGTGGCTTGGAGCTACGGGCGGCAACGTCGCCGGCACTGAGCTTTTTACTGATGTCAGCATCGAAGCGGGTGATTACTTCGACTGGTATGGCAACATATTCATGGACAATGGCGACTTCCTTGTCGGCGGGTCTGACACTGCAACAGCCCTCACTCTGATGGCTACGACGGAGCAGTTTGTGGTCTAATGAGCACTATTAGTGGCCATACAGTTAGAGCGTCGGGAACGATTTTGACGGCGGCGATCTATAACGCCGATCATCTTAATCATATCACGAATGCGCTGGCTCTGAATGCTGACAAGTTGGAGGGTGCCAGTCCTCCAACTGTGGATGGCCACATTGCCGTGTTCGATGGAGTTTCCGGCGCCGTTCTCAGGGATGGTGGCTATGTAGCTGCCAGCACAGAAGATCTCGATGCATTGGAAGCTGCCTTAACAGCCGCAATAGCACTTAAGGTTGCTAAGGCTGGCGACACCATGACAGGCGCGCTGACAACAGTCGGCCTGAAATGGACCAGGGCTATTCAGCTAGCAGTCAGTACTGATCTGAACACAATAACCGATGCGGGCTTCTATGATGGTCAGACACTAACCAATGCACCCGACACTGGATGGTGGTACATCTTAGTCCAGCAGCATTCGAATAGTGCGAACTGGGTCACGCAGACTGCGTGGGAGTTGGATAGCGCCGGCGCAGATCAAATGCACGTTCGGTGGCGCCGAGACGGCACCTGGACGGCATGGCGCCAGATACTGAACAGCAACGATCTGTCTGACCAGGCGACTGCAGAGGCTGGTACAAACAACACTAAGTGGATGTCTCCGCTTCGCACCGCGCAGGCCATCGCGACGCTAGCTAAGACTGTCGATCTGCCTGCCGCATCCACTGTATTCGATAATGCTACGATTTGGGATACAGGTATCCTTGCCTCAACTGCACGGGCGGGCTTCCTAATTAAGCAAGATGGAAGTTCTGGTGCAGCTCAAGTGTCATTGGATGGTGGCACAAATTATACAACATTTCTAACAGGCGGCAATATAGATGCTATTGGTATGCTATTTGTCGATGGCCCCCATGCTAGAATTGGCACATTTAGTATCGTGATATCAAGTAATGAGACTGGCCTTAGTGTAACCCCAAATGCCCTTCAGCAAACTATTACAGTCGGTGCGGGTAACATCAAACTTAAGGGCTCCACTGGCCAGGACTGGATCGGGTTCAAGGTGATGGGATGACAACAAGTTATCGCATAGCGCAGTCTGATGAAGACTATGAAGCTTGTAGAAAACTCATGAGATCGACCGGCATTGTCGATAACGATCTGGGCTTTCCTACGCTCGTGGCAATAGATGAAAAGGGCCTCGTAGGCTTTGTCGCTACGACGCCAAGGCCGGATATGGTGCTTGCGGGTCCATTGGTTATGCGTCAGGATAAGACGCGTCCATTTACTGCAAAACGAATGGCGGAGATGTACGAACTGGCCCTGAAGCGCCTCGGGATCACTTCATTCATCTTCTATGCGGATGAAAAAGATAGTGTGTTCGTCAAGGTGATGAACCGATACTTTCCAGATGTTAAGCCATATGCCAAGAATGGCTCGACTTTGTTCTATTCGTGGCACATTGACAAGATGCGAGAAGTGGCATGATGGGCGGCGGCGTCAAGGTCCCAGGACCCTCCAAAGAAGAAAAGGCCCTGCAAGCGCAGCAGGCCGAGCTTCTTCGTGTGCAAACTGAGATCCTTCAGCAGCAGCGCCAACAGCAGGCCGTCTTGCTGCCGTTCTTAGCTGAACAGGAGGGCTTCCAGGTCGAGACCGATGATCAGGGCAATATCACCAAGATCAGCAAGACGCCCTCAGAGCTCGATAACATGAAGAAGGAGCTGGAAACCCAGCTTACGCAGCGAAGCCTGGATGCCCTGGCAGGCAATCTGCCCGTTAGCCCTGGCCTTGAAAAGGAACTGACGAGACAGGAAACCACGCTTCGTGAGAAGCTGGCGCAGCAGTTTGGACCGGGCTATGAAACAAGCACTCCAGGCATTCAGGCTCTGGGGGATTACTTCCAGAATTCCGAGGTCCTCAGAGAGGGTGCACGTACTGGTATGCTCAGCCTTGCTGAACAGCTCGGCATCTCGAGAGAGCAACAGAACCAGTACAGCCAGCAGTCCAGTCAGGACTTCCTACGACAGATTGCAGTGGGAGATCCTCTTACATTTGCAGGCGCTTTCGGGCAAGTAGCAGCAGGCTATGGCAAGGCCCAAGAGCCTTACATCCAACAGCGACAGATGCAGCTTCAGGCCTCCATTGCGAATGCTCAGAGTAGCGCTAGCATGTTTGGCGCGGGCATCGGTCTGATTGGCTCGCTCTTCAGCGATGACGATCTGAAAGAGGATATCGAATTCATAGGCGTGTTCTTGGAGCCCTTCGGTATTCCCGTGTATGAGTACACGTATGATGGGCAGAGAGTGCTCGGCGTCCTGGCGAGCGACGTGATGGAGAACGCGCCGGGCTACGTCGGCGAGCGTATGGGCTATCGCACTGTTCAGTACGAGGACCTCCATGGCGGACTATGATCCCTTCGACCAGCAGCCTGCAATCCTGCCGACTGATCCGAACTCGTCTTTCTCGACGCCTGACATCATGGCTGCGTATCAGGGCTTTCGTCAACAGCAGCAAGATTTTATACAGCAACAGGCACAGATTAAGGATCAGATCGACACGAAGCAGGAGGAGGCTAACTCTCGCAAGGTCGATCTGGACATCGCCAGTCGTATGTATAAGGTCTTTGATCCAAACATAAATCAGGGCGTCCGTAAGTTCTTGCTCGATGAGACGGCGCAGTACGTCGGCGCTGACATCAAGGGCGATCGCTATAAGGGCGTGAGCAAGATGATCAACAGCCTTGATCCTGACACTATGTCGGCGATGAAGCAGTTGTTCGCTACGAAGCTGAAGGATGCAACACCTGGGCAGATCAAAGAAACTATCAATGGCATCCTGACTGGCCAAATTCCAATGTCCAGCTTCGTGGACGAGGTTGGCCAAATGCAGATGGCGCAGCAGCAGGAGATGGAGCAGCGCCAACAACAGACTCAGATCGTCAAGCCTTTTCAGCCGGGCCAGCCGTCGCAGGTTCAGAGCTTTGAGGGTCAGCGCACCGTGCCGCCCAATGCGCAGCAAGTTAGCCCCCAGCTGGTTGGGGCGCTTGGTCTGGACAGCACTAAGACTTATAGAAATAGCGATCTTATCAAACATGGCTATCGCATTCCGTTCGATGCGAAAGATCAGGAAAAGCTGGCAGCTGATATCACTACCCAGAGCGTTGGTGTTTCTTCGCTACTGAGTGAAAGTGCTAAGTTGATCCAGCTTTTTGAGGGCAGACCCGAGGTCCTGGGGACAGTAGGCTCTGCTTCTCAAACCATTCAGAGTACTATCCGCCAGGTCCAGGGCGCCCTTCGTATGATCGGTGCTGAGGACGTCAGCAATCCGTACTCTGATGAAATCCAAGGAACCCTAAAGGGAGTTACGGATGAACTACAGAAGCGTGGTATCCTACAGGCCACAGCCGAGGATTCTTCTCGTGTTCAGGCGATGGTACTCAGCCTTGCTTACCGCATGGCACAAGCTGAAAACATACCAGGTAACCGACTGACCAACGGCATTATTCAGCAACATCTCCTGCAGATCGGCCACTCAGCATCGCCTGAGCAGTTTAAGGCCGTTCTGCAGGATACCATCGGAAGTACTATACGGCAGTTCGATGAGAATATCCGTCGTACACTCGGTACGGATGGTGTATCTGTTGTTGCACGTCAGATGACTGATGCCGACATTGCTCTGCTTGGTAGCGGATCAGTAGGACCGGATGGAAAACTGACAGGGCCAGTATCGGCCCTGCCAAAACAGATGGCTCGGGCGCTGCTTGATGAGGCGGTGCGCCGTAAGGAGGGCGCCGCCAACCCGAACACCATCACGCCTGCGAGCCCCACCATTGAGGAGGAGCAGAACACTCTGGGCCAATTGGAGACACAGGGCAAGCAGAGAAAGATGGTCAAAGAAGACGAGGAAATGCGCATAGCTCGCGAAAAAGAGGAGCGCGCCGGTCGTCAAGAGCAGTTGGCCAATCAGAGAGAAGAACGCACAACGAGGGTGGCTGAGGGCCATCTGGACTTGGCCAAAAAGAATTATGATCTAGCCACTGAACGCGAAGAGCGTCAGGAGGCCCATCAGCAGAAACAGGAGGCCATGGCTGAGCGGCAATTCAACTATATGGTTGCCAAAGATCGCCGGGCCGCAGAGCAGCATCAGAGAGACAAGATTGGCGCCGCCTTCGCGGCATTCGGTAAGGCTATCGCTGGCCGCTTCAGTGGCGCATCTGTCGGTGGCGGCGGTGGAGGTGGTGGCCCTGGTCAGAATGAGGCGGCATTCAGGATAAATCCCGCTCCCCAGCGTGTTCCACCGCGTCCACCTGGGAAATGAACAAAGTTATTTTGATCGAATTTCGATCAAACTTGCCGGAGCAGCCAGATGGCGTTACGCGAAGACATTCCTGCCCAGCTTCCAGTGCGTCAGCCCGACGGCGTTCTGCCTGAGGAGATGGCGCCTGACGATTTGGAAAACGAGCTGTTTGGCCCAAAGCCTGAAGCGCCGGCTGGGCCTCCTCCCCAGAAAGTGGTGGTTGCGGACGCTAGCGGTGGCGTACCTCCAATGCCATCACAACGTCCAGCCGACGCCCCTTTGCAGTCTGAGGGTGAGGTCCAGGCCGCACAGCCTCAGTCTCTGCTTAAGCCAAACGATAGTCGTTATGGCGACGAACAGAATATCATACTCCAGTATGTCATCACTCAGGGGGGCCTTCCTTGGCTGCAGGCAGCGACCGACGTCGCTGCCGGGAGGGTCTCCCCTGAGCAGTTTGAACAGATCCGGGTTGAGCATAGCAAGCGCATCGAGGAGATTGTGCAGCGCCATCCTGAGTTTGTCGACGCTGCTCAGAAAGCTGTGCCGTTCCTCTCCGGCCTGGGAATGGGTATATTGAAGCCTGCCGCTAGCGTGGCTGGAACCGTGGCGCGCGGCGTCGGAGCTGGCGCCGTGGTCGGCGCAGTTCAGGGCTACACTGGAGGTGATCCCGAAACTCCATCCCTTAGCAGAGAGCGAGCTGTCAACGCGGTTAGCGGTGCTGCAAGGGGTGGAGCACTTGGCGCTGCTGGCGCTGGGGTTGCGGAAGGCGTTCGCGGCGCTGTAAAAGGTGCTCGCGAGGTCGGTCGCATGAGAGCTAGCGATCGCGCTGAGCGTGAGGCGGCAGATGCTGCTGAGGCTCGGCGCGAAGCTGCTCGCCAGAGGGCGCAGCAAAAAAGGGATCAGGTCAAAGCAGATGCTGAAAGACAAAGCAATCTGGCGAGACGCTTTGAGGAGTTTAAGAAACCTCCAGTATCGCCTCACGAAACTTGGTCGAAGGTTAGAGAGACGTTTAACTCCGACCCAGGTAGGGTTTGGCGCGACTTCACTAGTGCTCGTGGTAGCTGGCCTGTTACACTCGATGAATTATCTCGAGCTACAAATCTACCCAAAGCGGTGCTCGCAAAGAAACTCGACAAACTCAGTTTGGACCTTGACTCCCGCTCCAAAGTGCAACTCCGTCGAGAGATTGATAGCGTCATGGAGGCGTGGGATGCCTACAAGGCTCGCCCCAAGGGATCGCCGAAGCCATCCAGAGCTAAGGTTGAGGATGAAGGTGGCCAGTTTGGATATCGGCCACAACGCCAAGAGACTAATACCATGACTGGGCCTGTCAATGAGGGCGACACATCCAATGTGCCATACCGTGGCCCTGCAGTAGAGCGCGCCAAAGGAGAAGCATCGCCCCCAGCTAATCGTCCTCCGTACACTGGCGGAAAACCTAGGAAACCACGGGCCAAGAGATGATCGACCTGGTTCAGCGCTATGCTCAGACTGGACAGAACGAATTAGAGGATGACGTCCAGCAGCAGGAACAGGGCGCCAATGCGCCTGCGCTGTTCAATGTACCTGTGCCACCACAACAGTCTCAGCCGGCCGCTGCAGAACCTGGGGGAACCTCACCGGCGCCGTCAGGGCCGAGTCCCCAGGGCCAGCCGCAGTCTGACCCGATCGATATGCTTAGGCGCAGCCTGGAGCAGGGTCAGCCACAGAGCCTGGATGATGCAATCAACCTGCTAAATCAGCGCCTCAATCAGGACGACAGCAGGCCGCAAATCCCTCCGCGGCCGGAACAGATGACGGAGGCCCAACGCGCCGAGCAGCGCAAAGAGGCTATATCTGATCTGTACGGTCGCGGCACTGATCAGCTGTATCCCCTACATCCTGAGGAGGTACTAATAAGGGGAGGGGTGCCAGCTGAGTCAACGCCCCAAGAGTTCAACACGCTTGAAAAGGCGTGGCGGCGCATGTTCGGAACTGATGTGGATGATCCACTTATGTGGACCCGCACTGGTACGACACTTGCTGGAGGTGTTGGCGGCGGTATAGCTGGCGCTGCAGTCCCTGGTCCTCCGATCGTCAAGGGTGTCGGCGCCGCAGTTGGCGGCCTCGCGGGAACCATAGCCGGTGCAGCCGCGCCTGAGACCACACTCAGCGCCCTCGAGGCTATGGGCATACTGAAACCCGGCACCAGAGAGAAGATGGGCCTCAGTGCTCAGGACCTATTCACTGTGGTCGAGGGCGAGGCGATCCTTGACATGTACATGATGGGTGGCCTCAGTGCGGCTCGCTTGAGCTCCCGTGGGCTAACCAATCTTTTTACCGGCGCGAATGCCCAGACGCGCGCCATGGCTGAGGCTGGCCTCCGTGAGGGTATAGCCTTAATGCCAGTTCAAGTTGGCGAACGAAGATTTGCACGTGGCTTCGTTTCAATTATGGGTCACTTCCCATTTATTGCTGGCCCACTTCGGCGCGGTGGCGAAGCCAGCGTTGAGCGCATTGGTCGAATGTTCGAGGGCATCCCTGAGCGCTTCGGTCCACTGTCCACATTCGACGAAGCAACGGGCCAAATCCTACGGGAGAACCATGCAACTGCCGAAGCCCTAAGTGCGCATTTCAGCCGTCAAGTCGATGAGATGTACGCACAGGCTGGACGTCAGCGCCTTGTTGTTCGCCCAGTCAGAACAGACACAGTCACGAAGGAAGTGTTAAGCGAGATCGATAGGATCACGCCGACTGCTGCGGACGGCGGCCGCTATCCACTGCCCCGCAACATTCAGCAGGTCCGTGACTTTCTGGCCCAAACCACCTCGAGACTATACGATCAGGCAGGCAACTCTGCAGATCAGACTCTACGTCAGATGGACACGATGGTTACGGCTATCGAGCAACAGATCCAGCGGGCTGGTGCAAGATCTGATGTCGGCGCCATTCAGTGGCTCGACCGCGTGCGTCAGGCCATTCAAAGCGACATGGTGACGCACGTTCTGGGTCCTGGTGGCCGAGCTGATCCTGCGGCGCGTCAATTCATGCAGCAATTCGCTGCGCTGGATGCACACCAGAGCGAGACCATTGCTGAGCTATTCGGCAACGCAACTGCTCGGCGCATGGGCGCTCAGATCAGCCCCAATCAGCGCGCCGCCATGTTCCTTGAGGATCGCCGCGGTCAGACTGAAAATCTGGCTCGCGTCTTGATCGACAGCGGTGGCCCTGAGGTAGTTAATGAGCTGGCCCACACTATATCTCCCGATGCGATGCGGCGGCTCACAAACGCAGTGTTTGGTCGCGCGGTTCAGGAAGGACTAACTACATCAGACGTCGCCGTTCGTTTCGATGTAAGTAAATTTGTTGAGCGTCTAGGCTTGGACTCCCCTGCCAGCACTCGCTACCGTCAGACCGAAGCCTTAATGCAGCATAGCGGCGGTATGACTATGGATCAGCTTCAGGAGTTCGTCAACATCGCTAGGCATGTTGATGGTGTCGAGCTGCCAAACGTCAGCCGCTTCATTGCACGCCGCGCAACATTTGGTGGCATAGGGACGGTCTTTAGAAGCTTTGCTATCGGCGCAGCCGCTATGGGTGCCGGTGGCGGTGCGGCTGGTGTCGCCAGTGGAAGCTACCAGGGCGGTCTGATGGGCATCGTAGCAATGTATGGCGGCGCTAGGCTGATCAGCTCAATGATATCTAATCCAACGAGCGCCCGGGCGCTGGGGCGTGCCTTCGATACTGAGGCCAGTCAGGTCGTGCGACGTGCCGCTTGGATACGCGCCGTAATGGGCGCGAGCGCTGATCTGACTAAAGAGGGCTGGAAGAGTGATGAAGTTCAGTCTTTAAATAAGCGCATACGCGAGGGCTTCTCTGAGTTTGACGATATGGTCAGACAGGAACGCGCCAAGAGATGACTTGTAGAATACCCGCAACCGCGATACAATCGCGGCGCTATGATCAAAGCAATGGCGCTAGTGTTGGCCATCCTGGCCAGCACGACCGTCTCAGCCGAGGCCTTTAGCATGGCTAGTAGACGTCAGAATGTTCTCGATATTCTCCGATCGGTCTCCCAGCAGACGGGAGTGCCTTTTGGCGTGTTCAATACGTTCGGCGCAATCGAGAGCGGGTTTAAGCCAAACGCTAGAACAGGCTCGTACAAGGGCGTGTTTCAGCTCTCAAACAAGGAGTTCAACAGACACGGTGGCGGCAATATCTACGATGTTGAAGATAATGCCCGCGCGTTTGCAGGCCTTGTGAAAGAGAATGCCAAATTCTTTAAGGAGGAACTTGGGCGAGATCCTACTACATTTGATCTTTACATGATGCATCAGCAGGGAACTGCTGGGTATCTAGAACATGTTTCCCACCCAGATCGACCGGCATGGCAGAGTATGCACGCAACTGGGGAGGGCAGACGTAAGGGCTCTGGTTGGTCCAAGAAGGCCATCTGGGGGAACTTGCCTCCGTCTGACAAGCGCCGTTATGGTAGCGTAAATAACGTTACCAGTGGGGACTTCTTAAATAGCTGGAAAGCGCGCGTCGAGCGGTTCGGTGGCGGCAATTCTATGAATGCCGTAGCTGAAGCTGCCGGGGTGTCGCCCCCTCTCCCTGGGCGGCGAGTTCAATTCCCGCAACGTAATCCTGGTGTCCTCGACGAGGACGTCAGTCGTGGGATCTCGCGTAAGTCCGCAGGTTATGCAAGCGGTGCTACTTTCTCGCGCACTCAAGATGGAGGCCCCCCAGGAGGAGGAGCCCCCACGGTATCAGAAACGATCCAAGCGCCACTATCACGGCAGGTCTCGCAGGTCGGTCAGGCGAATGGAGGCGGCGATGAAGCACGCCTTCCCATCCCCTTCCCCTCTTCGCGTCGCGAGAGCCTCGGCAGCCAAAAAGGCTACGGTCGTCTCCCAGATACCTTTGTACAACCCGAAGTCGCTGAAACCAGAACCAGTTCCGCTGGGCCCTCTAGAGTATCAACCCCAATGGCGCCGGCTCCTGCTTCTGGGGGCGGTGGAGGGTATGATTTTCCCTGGCCAGGAACAGCTCCGCTTACTTGGGCTGGGGAAGGACTCAAGCCCGGATCGGCGATCCCCACTCCCGTTCGTGCCGACGCGAGCGCTGCTGGAGGGCCTGGGGTTGCAGGAGGGAATGCCTTAGGCGTACGCCCTCCCCTTTTCAGGGACTTCTTCATGTCCATATTCGGCGGGAATTTCTAGGGGCTCCATCGCACCCCAGTTCGGGCCGATCTTAACGTCAACATTCAGTCGGAACTTGCGTCCCCGAGCTTCTAGCTCGGGGCGCATGTATTTTTTCATCTCCCCTGCAAATTCATACAACCGCTCCAGCGGCTTTCCAGGATATTCCAACAGAATGGAGTCATGCACATTCGCCGCTAGGCACATGGGCGCAAAGAGCGGTCGCCGATCGTTGTAACTGAGTTCCATTGCCCGAAGAATAATGTCGGCAACCGTGGACTGCGGCTTGTAAGCATAGGCGGACATATACAAGTCATGTCCGAATTGGTCCATGAGCTTAATTTTTCGTCCGAGTAAGTTAACAAGCGTTCTCGTTGCGTGCAGCTCTTCCCTGATCTCAGTATGCCAGTCAATAAGTCCCGGATAGGCCTCTGTTCGATATAGCTCAACAATTGGCTCGGCGTCATTCTCCATCATCTCATTTTCGAGCGCAAATCGCTTGTAGCGCATATCATAGTTCAGACCATGATTTGACTTCTTGCCTGCTTGGCGAATTGTCATCGAGCGCGGCAGGAAAAAATCGCCATCAAAGAGCTCCGGCAGCTCTTTCTGGCGCAGTTCAGCAATCAGATCTGGGTCAGTCGCACTTCCTAGTACCTTGTGCTCTTTTAGGATCAGCTCCTTGGGCGCACGACTAATGAGATGGCCGGTGGCCACATGTGGGGACTCCCCACTCTCGGCCACCTCCAACATGCGTGGGTCGCCGCATAGATACGCTACGACGACCCACTCGGCTCCTGCTAGGTCAAACTCCAGGAACATCAGATTTCCCTATGGCCTGCGCCATGTGATTTAGTGCAAATGCGAGAGCGTTGTTGCTCTCCACTATCATCCGCGCGGCCTGAATTTGCGCCGCGCCCATGATATACGCATTGACGAGTAAGGCGTCCACGGGCTTACCGTCGGGAGTTACAAAGAACTCCGCGGCAGCGTCAATGATCTTCTCAATGTCGCCGCAGCTTCTAAGCTTTAGCTTTACCTGCGGGGCTTCATCCTCAGCCAAGTAACTTCTCCCATGTATAGCCGCCGATCTTGCCATCGTCCATAAGACCGGCTTCTCGTTGAAAGGCTTTCGTCAACGCCTCCATCAACGGTCCGAAGCCGCGCTCATCATTCAGCGTATCGATCAGCGCCGTTTTGGCGCGTCGTACCTCGCCGGGCGGATTGGCCGCGCCGCGTATCAGCACAGTTTTGCCTATGACCTTTTCCATGGATCGATCGGGCTCACTGTCTCCGATCTTCCACGCAACCTTGCTGTCATACAGCTTCTCATCGGTCGAGACTGAGACATGCATATGCAGAGTGTGTGGATTGGCGCCAGTGTATGGCGCCCACTCCCATCTTGGGGGCTTAATAATATGTTTATTCCAGATAATATACTTGACTCGTGGGTCCTTGCTACGGACAATGGCATCTGCTATTACCTCACAGTCGACGCCCATGCGCGGATCGTGTGTAATGTCCATAGCCGTTACAACCGGCTCTTCCTTGCTATCTTTTAGCCATGGATTATGATCACTCTTACGTGTGGCGTGCGCTGCGTCGCCGATCGTTCCATCAGATACCGTCGACCTCTTAGGATAAGCCTTGTCGATTTGATTGCGTAGAGTCAGCAGGCTGCTTGCTACTCTCCAGCTCATATTCCTTCTCCATTCTTAGATCTAGATGCGCCGCGACTCTATTCACGCAGTCGTAGGCAATTAGGGTCGCAATTGTCTTGTCACGGCTATAGCTCAATGTGACCCTATCATAGACGGAGCGCAGGGCGTGCGCCACAACGATCAAAACCCTATCGTCGATGCTGTCAGCATGAAGGCCATTCCACTCAACAGTGTACAGACCTAATTCAGATGACCATCTTGCATACATCGCGCAGTATCCTTACGGCCATGGCGGCTACCTGAACAGCTTCCTCATGTATTGCAATGTCTCTGTCTGCGCCGTACCTCATCTTCACGGCATCCCAGAGCTCGTCCACTTCCCCCATCATGACGGCGTAACCTTCGTGCGCGTTTTTGAAGTCGCCGAACTTCATGGTGGCGCGGTCGAGTTCAGCAGCTACCTTGCGCAGCAGCTTTTCCTCCTTCGTATAGTTCCAATCGATATTGCGAAGTTCATATAGCATGGTTACGGCTTCGTCCAACAGCCCCTTCACCGAGCCGATGTCTTCTGCATCCGCTACCCTTGCCTGCAAATCCTGAAGCTTGTTCCAATCAAAAGCCATGTCAGTCCCTATCCGCTACGATGAAGCCCTTGAAACGTGGATCGATATTCTGCATATTCATCCCCGTTCCTAGTATCGTTTGACCAGACGAAAGCCTTCCAAACTTTGTGCCTCGTGGGTTCCAGCTGCAACGCAATCGCCCGTCAGCATCATAGGCGACCTCGAGATATGTACCTTCGAGTTTACGCAGCCCTCTGATTTCTTGCACCAGCTTGGCTTCCGGCCAATTAGTGCGGCGATAAATTCGCGACATCGCTTTATCATCTGTCGTTATTCCTCCAGTTTTGTTCTTATAAGGTTTAAGGCCCTTATGATCGTAGAAATACTTTGCGCATTGTTGCGTCGATCCAGGATTAAACTCATAATCAGCCACCTCTCTAAGCTTTGACTCGAGTTCCCCAAGCCTCTCTTTGATCTCCACCTTAGTCTTCTCAAGAGCCTCCTTATCGATTTGCACGCCGTACATCGACATAAACAATATTGGCTGGGCCAGCCTCGCGTGTTTCCAATATGTCTCCCACATGTCGTTTTCATCTAATTCCTTCGCGATAGCGATCCAGTCTTCGTAGGCTACAGCGCTATCCTTCCCATTGTAATTCCAGAACTGTGGAAAATCACCCCCCTCATCTTTCCACATCTTGCCCTCATCTTTCCAGTATGGCTCACGGGTCAAGATGGAGCTGATCAAATCGAGGCCCTTATTGAACTCAGGATAAAGCACACTCCAGCCTATCATGGTGTCCAACATGGGACCGCGCGCATGGATCTTCATGCGGTTCATCAGAAATACGATGTCGAAGCCTATCAGGTTCTGATTAATCTTCGTAACCGCCTCGTCGTGCATCAACTCTGAGTAAGCGCGCCATATTAGCATCTCATCGCTTTCGCTCCAGTAATCACCGCCTTCGCAAGTGAAAGGAACAACCAGCGCTTCATCGGGCGAGGTAGCCAGCGAAAAACACGAGATTTGATGATTGACAACTTCCAAGTCAGTAGCGAACTGTCCTGCTTCCTTACAATGGCGTATATAAGATAGTACTTGCGCCAATGAGGGGCGGATGTGGATAGTGCGTTTTGGCAAATCAAGGAATTTATTCTGCCGCTCTTCAGCGGCTCTCCTCATATCATTGATGATAAGGTATCGCCACAAGTAGACACCGTGGATAGTGGCAGCAGGATGGACAGTAGCGACCACCTTCTTCGAACCAACAGACTCTAGTCCTTGCAGGATCGAGCCGCGCCACTTCATTATCTTGCTTGAAATACCTGTACATAGCTCTAGGCTCTGTTGGCCAAGTGCTAAGATGCAGTTCGCGCCACTGTTTCTTATTCGCTCTAACGTCGACTGCGCTAGCTCGCGGCCACGCTGCGTGATACCGCCATTCTTGCCTGTTCCCCAGAGTATTGGTCCTCCCTTATACTCACGGATTATGCCAGAGGGATCAGTGTGAACTGGCTCTTCCCATATGTTCAAGATATAGCAATCGTTACGAACTATCCCAGCCGTATTCATGCATTCTTTAAGCACCTGACCGGATGGACCAACGAGGGGCTTCTTCAGCCGCACCTCGGCATAGCTGGGAGCTTGGCCCAGGATCAACAACTTGCTATTGGGATCGCCATCTTCATATGGTGTCGTCATACTTAAATATCCGATCGCCCGATATGACCGATACAGAAGGGAAGCAGGACCCAAATGAGTACGGGTTCAATCATTGCTCTTGTTCTCCAAACTCTTCAGATACCTTTCGAAGGAACCGAGATTTATTTTTAGCTGATAGGTCCCATCCAAATCCTGTGTGTCCAAGTTTGTAAGCAGCTCGGAGAGTTGCACCCGATCCGAGAAAGGGTACAAGACACGTCGATCCAGGGAATAAGATCGTTCGGAGAACTTCCTCAATAAGTTCAACCGGGCGTTCTGTTCGGTGAATCTTTTTGCTCGGAGCAAGCGGTGAAAAATGGAAGACATTGCTTCTTCCTGACACGGCCATTCGGGGCACGCCCTTGCGCGCCAGAAAAAATGGCTCGTAACAACTAGCCAGCGCAATATCGGGCTGCGCCGTTTGGCCCACAGTTCCCTTATACCATATTGCCGGAATTGGATTAACTTTGAAGCCTACCTCAATCAATGTATCAAATACGAATTGATGCCACTGCTCGCCGTACCAAAAGATCGCAAAGCTATTATCTTTCAGGATACGATGGACTTCCGATGCAAGTTCCTTGAAGAAGGAAGGATACTCATCTGCATCAATCTCATTATACTCATCGTCTGGTCCGTCTTCAGCGTTTCGATCTTTGCGATCATTAAGGTCAATTGCGTACGGAGGATCGACCTCAGCAAAGTCCGCTTTTTTCGCCTTCGTGCCCTGCATACCAGTGAAGGCATCCCCCACATTGAAGTGCTCTTCAGCCCATTTCGGCGCGTGCTTGATCTTCTCAGGTGTCTTTGACCGTATGTGATGCAGCACCGCTTCCTCTTCGAGCTTCTTAAACTCCTTCCATGCGGCGTCCTGTGTTTCATGCTCGGCAAGTTCTGGCAATAGCGTTAGGGCTTCGGCTAACTGAATGCGTTGATTGACGGAGCTCTGCGCAACCCCACGCATCTCGGCTTGATCACGTTGAGTCCAGCGACCAAGCTTCTCCATCTGCAAGTCGTAGATGGCCTTTTCGAGCCGCGCCTCCTCGTGCCAATGCATCGGCTTTCGTCGGATATTCTCCTCAAGTTCAATCTCTAACTTCTGCACCTTACCATCGACGAAACGAACGGCAGCCCAGATCGTCTTCCACCCCAGCTGCTTAGCGCCAAGTGTTCGGCGCTCCCCAGCCAGGAGGTAGCCTTCTTGATCTACGACGATAGGCTGTATCTGTCCCTTTTCCTGTAGGCTCATAGCCATTTCTTCTATGTCGCCTTTGTCCACACGGAAGCGATCTTTTATTTTAATTTTTTCAACAGGAAAATCGAACACGTTCTCGATGCGTATTGCCACATCAGTCTCCCATTAGCTTTGTCAACTGTTCAGGCGTCATCGACGCCAGTAGTTTCTCAGCCTTGTCCCTGGCGCTGTTGCTGCGGGCAATGCGTTTCTTTCTGTCTGTGGTCTTCTCTTTCCTTACCCTACGATCCTGTCTGACTTGACGGACCTTGGCTCGAAGCTCATCCTCCGACAAATTATTTAGGTTACCAAACAGTCGAGTGACACGATCCTCCGACTGATCATTGATCGAATTTTGATCAGGACTATTATCGGTCATCGAGAGCATCCACCTCAACCAGTTTAAAGCGCCCAGCAACAACCGCACCCAACATTGCCTTTGTCGCCGGCGGCTCTATCCCCTCCATTGCATTGACGAGCAACGATAGAACCGAATTCAGCAAGTGGTTACGAAAGCCATGAGGGACCTTTCGATCCAACTGCTCGTAGAGTTCATCATCTACAGTAAGGGTTATTCTCTTCATCTCAACTCCATAGGGGTGCCCAGCCGAGGCAAGAGGGAAACCCCCGGCTGGGCGACGACAGGAACGGGGGGAACCTGTCGTCATTTCACGTCGATCTAACGGGGGGCACGTCGACGTGAAACTTTAATCCTTCAGACGGGGCAGGATCATCCTGTTCCGATTGACATCATCGTCGCCGACCTCCTGCACTACGCGAATGCCCCGCGCAGTGGCGCCAGGAAGATCAGACGCATCGAAGTCCTCCGAGACGTTGAACGCCGTACAGAAGCGTTTGATCTCGATCTTGCGCATCTCGATCTGCTGATCGTCGTCATCGTCCGCCCAGCTCAGCAGGAAATGATTGAACGGAGGGGCATCCGTCCCATCATCGAAGCCGATAAGCAGTTGGACCATATCACGGCCCTTCTTGCTCTCCTTCTCCTCGGCCTTCAAAATCTTCAGATCGTACTCGCCCTCCGGCGCCGGTTTACGCTCCTGGACATCTGCCAGACTCTCTTTGATAAACGGCATTTACCTTGCTCCCTTGAGCAGTTTTCCTATTCCATACTCTTGCGCATTCTTAAAGCTCTTTATCGTTACGTCTTCATCGCTTTTGAGTCCCTTTATGCTTGACCTGATTTCCTGTAGCCCCCGACTATCGGGAACCGTCCTAATCATATACTTACCATCTTCGACATACGCCTCCCAGACGTTGGTGTGCGAGAGAGGTAGCATATTACGCGCCTTGCCGGGTAGCATAATCTGCGTAACAATCTTCTTTGTCTTATCGTCTTGGTACTGAGTAAGGTGACCAGTAGCGAATATATTAGTATGTAGCCCGCTGATGCTATTGAAAACATCGCTAAGCTTGCTGCCAACCACCCTATAATCACCAAGATCTTCAATATCACCATATCTATTGTTTATATAAAGTTGACGATCCATCACAGACTTAGCGAGAAACGTCAGGCTATCGAAGATAACCCAGTCGTACTCCTTGATCTCGCCTTCGACGAATGCGTTGAAGTGGGCTAGCCAACGTAAGTAGAGCGTCGGCTCTTTCTTGCTAGCAGGGGCGTCGCTCTTGGCGCCCTTATTGAAACCTTTGAGAGTGCTGTCCAGCTCCAGGATGTCCGGGAGCAGTTCGACTACGTCGCAGTCAGGACAGCCTTTTAGTGTGGCCATCGTGTTCGGGTCGAACACATAAGCGAACTTTTTCCCAGGCAAGGTCCATATCTGGGCCGTCTTGCCGGAGCCGGTAGGGCCAACTAGCATAATTCTTTGGGTGGCTGAGTAGTCGGCATCGGCCGCACTACGCTTAACTGGAATTGGCGTGATAGCAGGCATGTGGCACCTTTCGAGAGAAGATGCATAAAATAGCATATTCTCCCGAAGGTGTCAAATTAAATCGACATCACTGGCCTAGGTACTGAGCCACTAGGATAGAACCACAAATAACGGCCAGTCCCCCAGTTGCCATCATCAATCCGTAGGCGAAGTCCCGCGCAAGCGATGCCAGAGTGACTGCCCTGCGCGATACTTCATAGAACTCGGCATCGATGATGAGGGCTGGGAGTTCACGACTGCCGGAACGCTCGGAGCCTTGACTTCGACGATCGTAAGTTTCTCGGTCGATAATTGAGATAACGTTTCGGGCTGAGTTGTCCATTCGGCATCCCCATTTTCAGCATAGCGCCTCGCCATGAAGTCGGCATCATGCGCCATCCAGGGTGGTACGTCCAGATCAAATTCCGCGGTCTGGACGATAGTCACTATCCGTGTTGCGTGGAACCTCATGCGCATCATTCCCCAGGATCGATGACTGCAGGCTTAGGTCGAAGCCGCAGATCATCCATGGTCTTCAGGTCCATGAGCGCCATGTCGAACTGAGCGGTACGACTTTCATCGCCCACGCACACGAGATACACAGTCAGCTTAGGCCAACCATGTCTACTTGGCTCCTGGGTGACGCTGGAAATGCGCCATTCAAGGTTGTCCAAACATCCACTGAACTTCATCTTATCCCTCCAGTTCGCTTTCTGTAACTCCGAAAGCCTCGGCCAATGCACGGCGGGCAATTTTTTCCAGTTTCTCAGGGCTTTGCTCCCCTATCACGACGTAGCCCTGAAGGGCTCGTTCAGTTGCAATGCGTTCCATCTCAATGCGCATCCAGGCCATCAGGGCCTTGAGCTGTTTTGCAGTCATATAGTCGTACTCCATTAATTGTCTTCCGAAAAGCAAACACCTAGCTGTGTGGCTAGCTGCTCCATATGACGTTCAAGCTTGGCCACGCGCCGCTCCATATCGCTGGAGAAGACCCCTGGCCTAAACTCATGCAACGTAATTCCAAGTTCCTTGGCTATGTGCCTCCCATGGTTATGGTTGAGGTCGAAATTCTCCCCACCACCAAGTCCAAGTTCAGCGTTGGCTGCGGCGGCTACACGACGATAATCCCAGCCCTCATGCCATTGTCGTTCTTTAGGATTGTCACCTATGGCATCGGAGTGCTCTATCATGAGCTGATCTAGTTTTTTCTTCTCCTCGTAGCTGGCATAGCGTCTGCTAACCATGTAACTCTCCGGGATCGTAATCGAATATCTTGTTCAACAGACTCTCCCTGATCAAGACATTCTTGTGGACACGGACCTTCAGGGCCCGCTTGATGTCGCCGATCTTCTCGACCGTAGACATATCCCTAAATGTCAGCTCAGTCATAGCAGCTCCACTGGCGTTCCGATGTGCTCTAGAGGGTCCCACACATCTGTTATGTAATGTTGCGGGGGGTCCTCACCCCAAGTAAGCGGATTTGCCCTACTCTTGCATAAGGGCAAAAACCCACATTGGGTATTGAAGTCAAAGCACGAGCTAGTATCCTGCGGAAAAGCTGCAAGGTAACGATCCTCCTCCGACGCCCCCTCAAGGAGTTTCTTATTGTGACTGATTTGGTCAATCCAATAGTGAGTGGTCCATAACCACTGATCCAGATGCTCGTGCTTCTTCTGAACAGGAATGAAGCGGAAATCTTCACCCGTCTTTGATACGAGCGACGCGTCGACCCATACATCAACTTCCTTCTCGGGATATAGCATGTGTAGAGTATACAGATATCCATCGACCTGACTGTTGGGGCTAAATGTCTCTGCAAAAACTGGTCTGATCTTGACGTCTCCATCAAGGCTCTTCTTTGATGAAGTGGTTGTCTTGTGCTCGATGCCACGGACCGAGCTGCGTGTTGGGGCCACGACTTTATCGATGCGGCCCACGTAGAATAGGCTCTCGTCCTCGGCCGATAGAGGTACGGCAAATGGCCTCTCAATTGCGATGATCTCCATATCCTTGATCATCTTGTGGCGCTTCTGATAGTACGCTATCAGCATCTCGTGCGCGATGATCGGAGTTCTGGGGCTGAACTCTTTCATTACGTCAGGCCCCATGTCCCTGGGATGCGGCATCCCATACTCGACCCAACTCTTAGACCAAGCTTCAAGCGCCGCGTCGATGCAGTCGGCCTGGTTCATGCCTGCGTGGATCGCAGTCCATAGGGTGTCCATGGCATCATGCCACGCGCCGCCAAATGCTAGCGGATTGCTAGGCGGCCCTCCCGGCCGCCAATGCTTGATGTGACGAAAAAAGAAGTAGCGGGGACAGCGACGAAAGTCGCTGATCCGCGTATTGTCGTAGAGCTTCAGCTCTGTCACTTCTTATCCTCTTTCGCGGGCGGCGCGACCGGCTCGCTCTTCACGATGTTGGGATTTTGCGCAATGGCTGTGTTTTCAGCCGACGAGATGCGCATTGCATCGGTCTTGGACACGGTGGTGTCGCTCTTATTCTCGGTCATCTGCTTGATATCCTTTCGAAGTTATGAAGCCCTGACCCTTCAGAGCCTCAGAGAGTTCTCGTGCCACCCCCATGCACTTTGCTTGGTCTCCACCACTCACTAATCCGTGATAGGATACGAAACTTAGTAGGAATTCCTCCAGCTTGTCCTGCGGGGGTAGGGTACTCGATTGTATAGGGCGCGGGAGCCGGCTGGGTTTCATCAAACACCTCCTTTGGATAGCACTCCCTTATGTTTGCCTTAGGGTTGCCGATAAAGTCGTCTACGACCATCTGCATAGCCTGATGCGACGACGTTCTGTGGTTCTTGATGCCTATGCGCATCTCGAACAGACCTGGGGGATCTTCGTAGTATACGAAGCCCCGATATCTAAATCTGCGGCGCAGCATCTTCTTCTCCCTTAGGTGGCGCGAAGGCTACATCCTGGCACTTTTGACATAGGCCAGAGATATGATACTCCTTCGTGCTCCGTTTATCCTTGAACGCAAAGAAGTTCAGCTTTATGCCAGTTATGTCCGTTAGCGGAAATCCCTGGTCGGCGCAGCTAGGGCAGCACTCCACCCTGAGCTTGTTATTGCCGACTGGGACAAGGAATGGAAGATCGCCTTGATACATCCCCTTGGTCCCATCGATGTGATTGAATACGCGCATTTGCTTAGTGGCGCACGTAACGTCCACTAAGAGTTCCACTCCAGGTCCCATATGAACCGCGCCCTCAGGGATCGGCGCCTGTTTCATTCTAACCTCTACGTCACCCGACTCATCTTGAGTGACGCCCTCAACTGCATTTCCCCTGATAAGATCAGTATGATGATCCAGGGAGTTAACCACCTCACCGTTGAACCTGTAGATTATGCCCAACATAACAGATGGCCCACACACCTCGTTGTGGTCATTTGCCATCTCTGCCGCCTCGGCCACAAGTCTGCCGAGCGATCTCGCTACTACCCGAGAATAGGCTTCTGCGATCTCCACTCGATCATGTCCTAGATCTAGCAGCGCATTAACATCTCTGGAGATGCCGTCACATATTAATTGATACCTAGCGTCCCGTTTCTCTAGTCTCTCCTGGATATCCGGGCCGTCCAGAAGGCTGGCCAGCAACTCTCTTAGTTCTGTCATATCTTTCTCCAAAAACTATCTCTCGTCGATCATAGGATTGACCATTCCACAGCAGGTAGTTAACCCTGCCGTGTTTGGCCGCGAAGTACGCTGAACAGATACCTACAACGATCGGCAGCCCACTTACCATGAGAAAGTCATCTGGCGCGGAGTCTGATAGCCCCTCTTCAAAGACCCTGGCCAGATCATGGACCTTGTATCTATTCATAGTGCCTTCTGTTAACACCACAAGCTCGCCATATTTAACTGCAGACGATACATCATGGTGAGTTTTGTTCGGAATGTAGACTCGGGGCATGGAGAACCTTTCAGCGCCCACCTCCAACCAAGACTATAAGTACGATTAGGGCGCAGAGAATGATGAACGCCGCGACTGCGGTGCCACCTGAATTGCTTGTTGATGTCGAGCGGGAACGGCCACTTCCGGATATTGCCCAGAGAATGACGATGACCATTACGAAGAAGGAGAATACTAGTCCCATCTTTTACTCCTGTTAGTAGGTTGTTAGTGATGGAGATGAAGCCCGGCTTTATCGGAACTCCATCTCCAGGCAGCATCTCTCACCAAGACTGCCAATAATTGGGGAGGCCAAGACTTAAGTAGTCAGCCCAGCCGTTGGCCTCTCCCCGCAACTCACTTTCACGCGACTAACTCCTACTCATGAGTTGCTGCGACGCTTATGAGGCGCCGGTTACGCGGCCTTCGCGGCCTTCATGCGCTTCTGGATTGCCGCGCGGTCCTCAGGCGACATCTTCTCCCAGAGCTCGTCGAACTTCTCCTCGGCCGACTTCACCTGACGCGGCATTCCCGGACGCCAGTCATTCATGGCAGTCTGAATTTCCTGCTCGGTCTTGCCGCTGTTCAGAAGTCCGCGGGCATGGCCCTGTACGGCCACGACGATAGAGCGGATGGCGAGCGCCTCGACGACGGGCTCGCTGAGCTGGTCGATCGCTTCCTGGAGGGTGGCCGGCAGATCGTAGTTGAACGAAACCTCGGCGCCTTTGTTATCACCGGAGGTGATCTTGACAGTCAGAATTTCCTTGGGCATTTGAGTTACCTTTCCGTAGGGTTGTGTGATCATCAAAATATGATGTGCCCCAACGATTACCACAATAGCCTGGAGCAATGCAACATAAAAATTCGCCTAGTTCATGGTCGGAACAAATTTTGCTGGGTCCTGGAGCATATCCTGAATAGTACCATTCATATGAACCTGCATCAGCAAGGCCAATTCAACGGCCTTTACGTTATCGCAGGGCTGCGCGAGCGCGGTCCCGGTTGAAAGAATAGCTAAACCGCCAGCGACGGCGGTAAGGACTTCGTGGGCAGGCATGTCCTTGTGAGCTGATATGAAACTATTCAGCTCGGGAGTTAGCCGTTTGGCCAGTTCTATAGAGAGCTGGACCACCCTTTTTACGTCATCGTCCATGTCACTCATCCTCCGAATTTAACCTCTTCTTCATGCGCCAAAACAGCTTGCGATGCTCTGGGCTGCAGAAGCGTCTGTCAACTCTAGTTCTCGTAAAGATGGCGCCGCATAGCCAGCACTCTGCTTCTTTTTGTTGATATCTGGCCGATTTGAACGCATCTTGTATCTCTTGGATAGTAGCTTCCGAGACGGTTGGTCGTTTCATTGGGTCGGTTTCCGGACGGTTCGAGACGCATCCTTATACCGGCGTGGCCGGGAAGCGTCAACAATGCGCCCAAAAGCGTCCTAAGGCGTCTCCATGGGGTTTCGGATCGGGGGGCGAAGCCGCCCCCCGGTTTGCGGATCAATAGCCGCCGCTGCTGGACGACCCATCCCCACCCTCGCTGCCACCCGTAGAGCCGGCCAGGTTCGTCTCGTCCTCGCCATAAGGCACATTTCTGTCGCAACGGCTCGGATGGATTGGCTCCAGACATTCGGCCACACTAGCCGGGACGGCCACATATTCAGGGTAGTTCTCGGTCCACTCCCCATCGGCCAGGGCGATCTCTCGCATGGACATAAGGGCGATGAATGCTACGAGTAACTTTTTCATGATTTTCTCCATTCAGGTTGATAGTAATGTTTGATCAAAATTTGATCAAACTATGTATGCTGTTGAAGATCTAAGTTCCACAGCATCCCTTTGCCGCCATGAAGCTCAAGGCGACCAAGACAGTTCAAAATGATGTACTTCTGCTGTTCGAAGTCATACTCCTCCCTGAAACGTGGAATTAGGCTGTTCCCATGTTCATCTCGCATGAAAAACAGCTTTTCAGCTACCAAAGGCGGTACATCGAGGAAACTTTCAATGACCGTCCTGTCGACTCCATATGCAATTTCCCTGGACGATGGACGACGATCCCCATCCGACTCCAGTATGTAGCATACAGTGGCCATGCAATCTAGGGTGGTATAGATAATCCTTCCTTCCACCCTAACGTAGGCACGATCTCTGTGGAACTCTTTCAACGTCTCCAGAGTCATATCTGAATAGAACTTTTTCAGCCTTGCGAGATTATCTAGATTCATTGGGAAATACCCTCCGCGATACAACCGTTGAAACTTCCTGCACATAACGGACCTCCTCAACCATGTTCTTATGGCTGAGGCTGTCTGCTATTGCCCGATAACAAGCAGTAGCGTTGTTAGGGTCATCGAACTCTATCTTAAATGTCAGGACGCCCATAGACGTCATGACATCAAGTTCTACCCTTAGGAGGGATTTATTCATTGCTCTCCCTCCGCAAGCGCCGAGTCTCTTCGAGATGTTCCTTGATGCGGCGCTCCTGATGTTCCTTCGACCGCGCCCACCAGCCGGCGTCCCATGCGATCTTCCACATGATATGCAGGAGGATTAGGGCTATGATCACTATCATTAGGACATAACCTATCCACATCGTGAACTGTAGTTCGTAATTGATGTAATGCACGGCCAACCTCCACAAAAAAGCTGGGGCAAGTGGCCCCAGCAGTTTAGAGAGCAGGTGTGAAAGGGGATGACCTGCTCTCAGGCCAATATCAGGCTGCCGCCGCCGAATTGACAGAGTCGGAGATCGTCGGCTTGTCCTGCCCGAAATTGTAGGAGGCCCAGTCGTATATGTATTCGCCGGTATCCCTCAGCGTCGTCAGCAGATCAATGTACATCTGCTTCTGCGTCGGGAACGGCGCCTTGATGACGGCGTCCATCCACATTGGATCGACGTAGCGATTCAATCGCTCACTGGAGTAGCCGGCCTGCTGGTTCCACGGCACGCTTCCGTCTGTGCCCTGACCGTAGGGCTCGATGCCGAGCCACTCGCCCAAGCCACGATTGCAGCCGTGATCATGGCCATTAGAACATGCAGCAGTGGGATCAGCATCGAATGCGAGTTCGACGAGCCAGCGCCGGAAGTTCTTCTTGGTAATTGGTTCAGAGGCTGCCGCGATAAAGCCGATAAGGGTATTGATCTTATTCGGATCGGGGCGGCGCGACCAATCGGGTACATGATCTTTGGCATAGTTCGTCATCTTTTACTCCTGTTGAACAATTATAAAAGGGACCGGCGCCACACTGCGAATAGGCGCCGGTTATGCTAGTGCGAACGGAACGGCTTTTCTATCCAATCAGGACACGGAGCACACATTCCCTTGCACATATCCCCATCGCCTCATTTCGCAGACCCAGAGGCTCGGGGGAATAGCACTTATCGCGGCCAGCCGCCGTTAGTTCTCACCCACTCCTCTCCATGTCATCCATGGCAGCTTTATACACGGCCACCTGAGATCGGGAGATTTCATGGCTACGCAGAGAGTTGAATAGCTCGGCTGAGATTTCCTCCCACTTTATCGTGTCATCATAGTTCCTGATGCCCCAAAAGTATTTGTCGCCAAGCCTCTGAATGTGCAGCCCCCCATACTCGTTGCCAATGCCACCAACAGATATGGACAGAGTCTCGAGGTAGCGCCGCTCGGCATCGACATAATCACAGAGCATGTCGCCAATAGCTGTCTTCAACTCCCTGAGATTGGTGAATGTGCGGGCCTTGAGACGGCCGCTGAAATAAGTAGCGGCGAAATCGCTACCTTCGATCTCATCCCAACGTTGGATATCGCCGAGCAGGCGCTCCATGAAGTTGTCCACATGGACATACAGCTCGCCGCGCTCTTTACTATTTAGTATTGCCATTACACTCCCCGAGTAGACGGTAGATGAAGCCGCAGAAATATTCCATGCGATATGCCAGGCGAAATGTGCGGCGCCTTATAGCCATGACAGCATCAACTCCTGTGCTCCGAAGACCGCGGACGCGCCGCAGCCTTCGCATTCGCCATCGCGCATGTCGGGCTCACAGCCATCATGCTCGAGACCACAGGCGATGCAGAAGCCTGGATGGCTGTCTGTAAAGATGGACGTTTCAGCCGCTTCCTGCACCTTGTCGCGATTGATGATGCCCGCAGCAAGGGCTGCATTTATGCGGGCCAGCTCGACCCGCACCTCATCTTCAGTTGTTCGTGACATTGACCGGCCTCCATGTGTAGATGATTTGGGACAGCCGCATACCGGCGTCCATCTTGCGCCTGATGTAGTCATACATTCCGGGACGGGGATTTTTCTTGACGATGCGCCCAAGAGGGTGATCGTTCGTGTAAAGCATGTACATGACTGTTGGCCCTTTTATCGTTTGTTAGAAGAGGCAGTGCACCCACTTTGGAGCTGAATGCAAGATGGTTGAGGATCACGCAAAGGGCGCACTGCCCCAACCATTATGGTAACACAAAAATGCATAGTTGTACAGCGAAATATGCATAGGTGCTATTCATCCGACTTAACAGGTGTCAAGAGCTCGATGCCCGCAAAGCCATTGCCTTTGGCCCTGCGCGTTCGTGTAATAGGAATAACAGACGTGCGATCTTCAAGCTTGCGTTGCAACTCGCGCTTTGTGCCAGATGGCTCGTTATTCGCTATACAATACGCTTGCCACGATTTGAACAAATCCTCTATGTATGTGAAAGTGCCTGTCGTAAGCGCTGTGCATTCTGATAGCCATAGAGTGAGACTATCCTCATTAGTCAGATATGTTTTAGTTGCATTGGCCACAGCAGCAGGCGGCTTCAGCCCATCGCTCTGCCACATCAAACAGCCCTCAATGCACCAATGCAAGATTTGTGGCCATTCAAGCTTGAGTTTGTTGTCGAGATCGAGATCGCGTTCATGATCTGGTATGTGAACGGCAAAGGGGATCAGGCGAAATCGCGCCTCGATCGCAGCATCAACATTGCGCAAGCGCGGCTTATGATTGCCCGTCAAGAAGAGTTTGAACTGAGGTACATATGTGAACTCATCTTGGCGCATGAAGCGTGCCTTAATGGGATCGCCGCCAGTCAGCTCTTTAATGCGGGCCTCGGCCCAATGCTGGCCCTCATTCGTTTCGCCACAAGTCACAAGCCTCGCGCCACGAAGGCTAGCTAGCTCGGTGGGATGGCGCTCTGATTTGTTGATGATGAAAGTTTCGATATTGGCAACGCCAGCATAATCGCCGAGCAGGCCCGTGATCGCACGAAGCGTTGTGCCCTTGCCATTGCGCCCAGTACCATAGCCGAAATACATTTCGTGCTGCTTAGGCTCCCCGACCAAGCAATAGCCGAATACGCGCTGCAGATAGCGCACCATATCCTCATCATTCGACATGATCTTGCGCAGAAAGCTGAGCCAGAGAGTTGGCTCGGTTAGGCTGGGCGAAACGGCTGTGCTTTTCGTCATATAGTCAAATTTGTCGCTCTTACGAATATTGCCTGACTTGAGGTCGACGGCGCCATCTGGCGTGTTCAGCAGCCAAGGGTTCTTATCCCAGTCATCCGTCACCGATGCGACATCGGGGTGTGACTTAGTCATCGAAACAACCGCATACGCGGTTGAAATGCTCTCAAGCTCTTTCGAGCCAGCCTTTGACTCAAGCTTGAATTTTTTGCGCAACTCCGCTTTATGTATGCGAGGCAGCGCATCGCTTAGGGTGCTACACAGGCGCTCATATTTTGAGGCCTTGAGGCGCTTCGATACAGAGTGAATAAAACGCAATACGCTCCATTGGATGCCCAGCTTTTCATCAAGCTTCCAGCGCGAGCCATTCCAGATATACCAAGATTTCCACTTCTCGACATATCGAATTGTATGCGTGTGATCTAAGACAAAATCGCGCATCAACTGTTGATGGCTAATAGAGCGTAGCTCGTCGGAATCATTTGGTTGATCAAGTGGAATGACGTTCTCTGCGCCGTCGTTGTCACTCATTGGGGGGCCTCGCCATGGATCGGAACGGCCATTTTCGCAGGTCGGTGCAAAATGTGCAAAATCAAACCATCCGCATTAGGGAACGATTTTATATTGCAGTGCAGCATAACTATGTGATGTAAAATGTAATCCATTTAGACATAGTATGACGTAAGCTTTTGCATACTACAACTACTGTTGTAGTTTGTATGTGCATTCAGAAAAGAACATATGGGGAACGTAATATGCTCCCTAAGGCGGAACGTTTGAAAATACACATTTTGCACCAGACCCCATAAGCCCTTGAATTCATTGGGTTTTCGCTGCGCTAGGCTCTGGCGCTTCCGGCTCGACCGGGGCGTCATTTGGCGCATTTGCGGGAAGTTTGATCAAATTTCGATCAACATTAGTGGCTGGGTTTTCCAATGGCGCGACCTCAAGATCGACAACCTTGTCAGGGTCGATGCCCATCGAGCGAAGCTTATCCTCAAGCTGGCTATCGGACATGCGGCTTACTGCAACCGCTAGATTCACATTCAGGGTGCTTTCTGTTTTGTCTGTGTAGCCCGCCATTCGCTGAATTGTGGCCAGAGCGCTGATGTATTTATCGGGACTGCGCCGCGCGAATGCGATCAGGGCGGCCTCGCTGGGCATACATTCCATGAATTTCGCAAGGACCTCGGTGAACGGCGCCCTGTCGTATTGCCTCAAACGCGAGCGCAGCTCATCGCCAGTGAAGCCAATGCGTTCTTTTATAATGTCATCCCTGGACATTCTGCATTTCCTTGTATGGCGCAGCCCAAAGGGCTGCCACGGCCAGTGCTAATGCACATCGTGCTAATGCGGGTCGACGCGTGCCATCAGGATCGATAACGCCCATCTGGCGCGTTTTCACTGCCTTGGCGCGGCGCTACGTCCTCCGGGGCACGCCTTTGGCGTGCGGCTCGCTCAATCATAGAGCTGGTATATGGACTTTTGGGCACGCGCCGACCGGGAATGAGCCCCACGCCCTTGCCAGCACGCTTAGCTATGCCAATTGCGCGATAGTTTTCATGCTTTTTCTTCAAACGATCGGCAATTTCTTCGCGGCGCTTGTCTGCAATCAGGCCAGCGGCTTGGAAAATCCACGTATCAATGGCAGTCATCGTGGTCATCCACTTGCCATCGGGCCGTTTTATGCAGGGAAGGGCGCCGTCTTCAATCCAATCATATAGGGTTGTAATGGAACTGATGCCCAGATAGCGGCAGATTTTCTGCGCTCCGATCAGAACATTATCCTCAGGCGCTATTCGCAAAGCGCTGGGCGTTTCAAGAGGCATCTTTGCCCCCGTTTTCGGCCTTAGATTGCGCAGCAATCCGCAGTTCTTTCAGCGCGGAACGCGCGGCAGCTCGCCTGGCAGCAATGTCATTCTCCAGCTCGGCCCATTTAGCACGAACGGCGGGGCTCATCTTAGTTACAACATGGCTCATTGTCTTACGCACGTCCATAGTTCTGCATCCTCTCCAAATTGTGACGTTAAGATGCCACATCCAACGAAGTTCCGCAACGTAGTTGCATGATTTCAGATGCAATCGACGAAGTCGATTGGCACGGCGCCCTTTTAAATTGTGTTTTAGCCGCCAGCCGGCGCATGTGAAGGTGGACGAA